GTTTGCGTATCGCTACAAAAAGGAGAACACATGAGTGATTTGATAAGCCGTAAATTCCTACTATCTCACGAATGCGAAGCTGACAGAATGGGTGCAATGCTTGTTGTCGGTAAGGGGTGGATATTGGAAGCTCCCACCGTTGATGCGGTTGAGGTTGTCAGGTGTAAGGGCTGCGCCCACGCCCACAGGGAATATTCTCCAAGATTTAAGGGGGACACCGAAGAACATTACTTGTGCGGAATGACTAAAGATTATCGCAAACCTAACAGTTTTTGCTCGAGTGGCAAGTGCAGAGAAAGCGAGGTAAGCGAGTGAGTGAATGTAAAACCTGTAAAAGAACAGATATAAAATGTTGTCCCACTTGCAACTTGGACGGACACACTTGCGATGTATGCCATCATTGCGGATGCGATTGTCCTGAATGGGTTTTGAAGATTCAAACCAACGCAGACCGCATAAGGGCAATGAGTGACGAGGAATTGGCAGAATTTATGGCCGAAAGATATTCCAACGAAGTGTTTATGCGCTTAATAGATGAGGGTTGCACAATAACAGAATCGGCAAGATGTGCCTTAAAGCGTGACCTTTACGTAGTGTGGCTTGAATGGCTCAAAGAAGAAGCCGACAACCCCGAGCTAGGCGGTGACACATGAGTGTATATGCAATCGACTTTGACGGAACGCTCTGCGAAAACGCATACCCCGAAATCGGAGAACCAAAGCAAAAGATAATCAGATTTTGCAAAGCAAGAAAAGTTGAGGGTCACAAGCTGATTTTGAATACTTGCCGAGAGGGAGGATTGCTTGCCAAAGCCGCCGCATGGTGCGGAAATTGGGGGCTACTGTTTGACGAGTATAACGAGAACTTGCCGGAACTCATTGCGCAGTACGGCACGGATTGCAGAAAGATTAGTGCGGACTTCTACATAGATGATAAAAGCCTATTTTTAGAGGAGGTTAACGAATGACACACGAAGCGTTTGAACGAGTTTTACAAGAGCAACTGACCCTATGCACAGACATACTTTGCCGAAAATCCAAAGAGTACTCAACGGATGCCGACAAGCTCCACAACTTTAAAACAGCCGCAGCGGTACAGGGCGTTACGCAGATACAAGCTTTATCTGGCATGATGGCAAAGCACACAGTCAGTGTTTACGATATGTGCATGAGTGGCAAAAGCTATCCTATTCCGCTTTGGGAGGAAAAGATAACCGACAGTATAAACTACCTGCTTTTGCTCAAAGGCATAATTGTTGAAGAATCGGACAAGCCCACGGAAGTTGTTGCGGACGACCTCGATATGGGCGAAGAAGATGTGTCAGAACCAGAGCCTATAAAGGGGAAATATGAGGGGTTGAGAAACGAGGAGCTAACACATCTAATATGCGAAACCTATAAACACGTAAGCTGTGACCCATGTCCGCTGGTTGCTCAACAAGGCGAAGATTGCAAATGTTCAATGGCCTACATGCGCGACCAATCTACCGAATTCCGCAAAATCGCAATTTCCTATTTAGAAGGGGAGGGGAAAGCATGAAAGGGTGGATAAGCGTAAAGGATGGGCTGCCAGACAAAAGCGGATATTACCTAATCGCAAGCAAAAATCCATATCGAGGTAGGCAAAACGGGGTTGATGTTTCGTATTATCAGCACAAAGCGCAGAACTGGAAAGCAACATATAATCCAGACGTTACCCATTGGCAACCGTCACCAAAACCGCCCGCGGATAAGGAAAAGCAAAATTAAATTAAATAAAAATTTGGAGGAAAAAACAAATGGCAATAATCACACCCGACAAAATGGACTTTAGCAACAAAAACCTAATTCTTATAATCTCCGGACTTCCCGGCGTAGGAAAGACCACACTTTCGTTATCGGCTCCCGATGTTTTGCTTATCGACGCAGACGAGGGAATGGCGCGAGTAACCCCGGCGCACAGAAAAGACAGCTCCATTAGCAAGACCTATGAGGAACTGCTTGAAGATATTAAAATCGCAGAGGGCAAATACAAAACCATCGTCATTGACACTTGCGGCGCACTTATCGATATGCTCAAAGATTGGGCGGTCAGAACCGACACAAAAGCCAGTAAATCATCTGGCGGTATCAGCTTGCAGGGGTTTGGAGTTGTCAAAACTGAGTTTCTCCGCTTCTCTGCTGAACTCCGCAAGAAGTTCAATGTAATCTTCCTGTTCCACGAAAGCAAGGAAAAGCAGGACGACAACATTTTCTATGACATCGTCTGCGAGGGCAGTGCGAGAACTCTTGTTTGGCAGCCCGCCGACTTGGGCGCACATCTTCATATAGTAAACGGTGAGCGTTATCTCGGATTTACGCCCACGATGAACTACAACGCAAAATCGGCATACGGCATTAAGGGGCTTGTCAAAGTTCCCGAACTCAAAACCGGAGAACCTAACGACTTTATGACAAAGCTTTTTGCAACCGTTAAAACGAACATCGCCGCTGAACACGCTACGCTCAAGCCGCAGCAAGAAGCCTACGACAAAGCAATGGAAGCGGGGTTAATCTACATCGGCGCAATTAACACGCCAGAGGGCGCAACGAGCGCATGGGCAGAGCTAAAGAAAATTGAAAACTCTCTCACAAGTGAAAAGGAACTCAAGGCGGCGTTTGCGGCAAAGGTTAAGGATTTAAGCTATACATACGACAAAGAGAAGAAATGTTATGTCAGCGCAGCCGAATAAGTTTCTTGTAACGCAGAGCCTTTTAAGCGCTTGGCTTTGGTCGTACAAACTCGATAACGGATATGAGGATTTTCTCAAGACCTTGCACCGCGAACGAATACAGCCAACTAAAGCAATGCTTGACGGACAGAGATTTGAAAACGTGGTAAATGCCGTTGCAAAGGGCGCGTCAATCGAATCCACGCACGAATGGTACAAGCCCGTAACAGAGGTCGTGAGCTACGTTGCGGACGCGCAGCAACAAGTTAAGCTATCCCGCGACATATCAGTGCAAGGCATAAACTTCGTCATATACGGCGTTCTGGACTATCTCAAGCGCGGTGTTATCTATGATACCAAATACAGTAAAACTTATCACGTTGGAAAATACATCGCAAGCCCACAGCACCCTATGTACTTTGCACTTGTTCCGGAAGCATACCGCTTTGATTATCTTATATCTGACGGTGATTGGGTATACCGAGAAACGTACCGCCCCGAAGATATAGAGCCTATCGAGATAACAATTAAACACTTTATGGACTATTTGGATAGTCGAAAGCTGGTAGACACATTCTGCGAAAACTGGCGTTCAAAGTATTAAACAATAAAAAATTAGGAGGACATTACATATGTCAAATTGGAATGATTATCAGCCCGAAGAAACCGCAAGGGCACAAAAAGGCAAATATCGCGTTGAGATAGTCGATGCGGAGGAAACGGTCAGCAAGTCGAGCAATCTGCCGATGTTTGTAATCACGGTTAAGCCGAACCCAACAAGCATCAAAGTCAAGACCTACCTCGTAAAGAACGACAAATTCAATGCAAACGCAACAAAATTCTTTGATGCTTTTGGTATCAAGCGCGGTGATTTCAACTGTCTTGGCTGGATAGGCGCTATGGGCGCGGGAGATTTTGATACTGACGAAAACGGCTATCTCAACCTTAAGTGGTGGATATCCTCGAGCGAAGCTGCAAAGCTCCCCGAATGGGTGGGTGAGAAGCCGGAGCGCCAGACGATTACAGACCTCGCGGGAAATGACGAGCCAACACCGTTTGATGAACTGCCAGATTAAGGCGGTGCGACTTGGTAAAGTATCGCACAGATAAGGAAATCAACGAGCTTTTAAAGCAACTGACTATCATCTGCGATACCCGAGAGCAAGTAAACGGGCATATAACGGGGTATCTCGATTCAAAAAAGATACCCCACAAGCCCCGCAAACTCGACACGGGGGATTATAGCGCAATGATAGACGAGCAGACGCTTGAGCATGAAGTCGTGATTGAAAAGAAGAACTCCATTGACGAAATTGCCGGAAACTTCACCGCAGACCGACAACGCTTTGAGGACGAGTTTACCCGCGCAAAAGCGGAGGGGTTAAAGGTTTTTCTGGTTATCGAAAACTGTTCTTGGTCGGATATATTCCTACACAACTACCGCAGCAAGTTAGAGCCGAAAAGCCTAATAGCGTCTTTGCTGTCGTGGCAAGTACGTTTCAACATCACAATTTGCTTTTGTAAGCCGGAAGAAACGGGGCAGATAATTCACGGTATTTTATTCTATGCAGCAAGAGAAGCCTTGAAACGAGGTGAGTGAATGACCTACCAACAAAAACTCCGCAAATATAACGACTTCAAAGCAACATATATCCGCAATGGTATGTCTGGCGAAACTCTAACACAGGCGTTACGGAAACTTGCCGATAGGCTGAAAATATGAATGATTGTGATTTCAAGCAATACAAAAAGTTTGCGGATATTATTTGTAAATTAGTCACCATGCAAAATGCCGTTGACTGTTACGTGCCAAACGCCAAGCCGAGGTTTAATCGAATACCTTGCCCCATACATAACGGTGACGCATATAATCTGCATTTTAGCGAAAACGTGTATCATTGTTTTGCTTGTGGAACTGGAGGCAATGTTATCAGCTTTACGCGGCACATATTGAATCTCGACTTCTTTGAAGCTGTTGAAAGGCTAAACGCTGATTTTTGTTGCGGACTTCCGATTGACCGTAGACCAACTTTACGTGAACAACGCGATACCGAACGACGATACCGAGAAATAACCGCCGAACGAGAAAAACGTGATGCGGAGAAACAAGCATACAACGCACTGTACGGCTCTCTGTGGGGCGAGTACATTCGACTGGATAAACAACGCATGATGTACAGGCCAACAAGCGCAGAGGACGAGCTTAACCCCTTGTACATTGAAGCGGTAAGCAACATATCTAATGTTTGTTATCGCATTGATACTTTACTATAAGAAATACCACTTAGAAAGGTGGTGAAAAACCAAGTTGACCGAAGCTATATCAAAAAAGCTCGACGAGATACAGGACAATATTGCACTGGGTAGTTGGACTGTTGATGACCGCGGCGTTACGCAAGAAAAAGAAATATACAAAGGCGGCAAGGTTGTCGCTACCACAACCGAAGCGGCTTCACCAATTCCGATATTACCGACAGCATTGTTAGAAAACGTGGATAGCAACACCGAAAAGTTAGAGCTGTCATTTTACAAGCACAACCGTTGGCAAACACTCATAACGGAACGCTCCGTGACCGCTAACCGCAACAGCATAATCAAACTTGCCGACAGAGGTATTGAAGTCAATTCGGACAATGCGGGTATGCTTGTCAAGTACATAGCCGATGTTGTGGCATGGAGCTTGTATTGTCTACCGCATAAAGCCGCAAAGTCCGTTATGGGTTGGATAGATGGTGAATTCATGCCGTACACAGACAAGGTTGTGTTTGACGGTGACGACCAGTTTAAACACCTGTACAAAGCGTTGAGCGAAAAAGGCAGTCTCGCCGAATGGACGGAGTTTATTAAGCCTCTGCGAACAAACAAAGACTTGCGCTTGTGTATGGCCGCCTCATTCGCTTCACCATTAATTGAGTTGATAGGCGAGAATCCGTTTGTGTTTCATCTATGGGGCGGTACAGGCGCGGGCAAGACAATTGCGCTGATGATTGCTATGTCAATATGGGGAGACCCCTCAATGGGTAAAATGACACGAACAATGAACATGACGGCAAACTCAATGCTAACAACCGCGGCGTTTCTCCGCAACCTACCATTTGCGGGGGACGAGCTACAAACAATCAAATCGCGTTGGACAAACTACGACAACCTTATAATGTGCATCACAGAGGGCATAGACAGAGGGCGTATGTCGTATGACAAGGTAAATGAAGTCCGCGCGTGGAAATGTAGCTTCATCTTTTCAGGCGAAGAACCGTGCATTAAACAGGCGTCGGGCGGCGGTGCGAAAAACCGAGTAATCGAAGTTGAGTGCAAAGGCAAGCTAGTTGAAAACGGCAACCTCACAGCGAACTACGTTAGAACACATTATGGGTGCGCTGGAAAGCCGTACATAGACCATATTAAAACACTCAATGTCGCAGAGATATACAGCAGAATCTTTGCAGAGATATTATCCAGTACAGACACAACCGATAAACAAGCGGGTTCAATGGCCTTAATCCTTACCGCCGACAGCATAGCGTCAAAACTGTTCTGGACTGACGAACAACCGTTAACAATCGAGTGCGTTAAACAATACCTATGCAGTGCCGCCGAAGTTGACGTTACCGAGAGGGCTTATGAATATGTGTGCGGAGCAATTGCGGAAAATCGTTCCAACTTCTCCGAATCAGCAAAACAATCATGGGGCAACATCGAGGGTAATCACGTTTACATCAACAAAACCGTCCTGTCAAGAATCATGGACGAAGCAGGGTTTGACTTCGAATCGGTCAAAACCAAATGGGACGAAAAAGGATACATCGAGCGCAATAGTCAAGGGAGATATGCTTTTTACAAATCGATAAACGGTGTCAAGACTTCCTATGTTAAACTCTCGCAAAGTCGTTTTGAAGAAGATGTTGAACCGGACAAAGAACTACCATTCAACGATTAGGGGGCGATTACATGGCAACGCATTGTTACAAATGCAACCACGATTATAAAGAGTGTGCCGTTAGGAGTTGCCCCCACCCCGCGGTGCAAAAAAGATATGGTGACACTATTTGCCTTTACTGTTGCAGAGGTTGCAAACACGTTGAGAAATCACCATTCTGCGGAGGAATCAAATGCGGATACATAACAGAAGAAAAAGAGGGTGACATATGACAAACTTTAAACAGTGTAACCGTTGTGCTACCGATTGCGAACACCGCGGTGCAATTAGAGTGTGCGAGTGCGGTAAATATACAAAACTAGAACAAGCGGTACCCAAAGAAGCTGTACATCTTACAAAATGCACTTGTTGCGGTAAACGGTTTATTCTAAAACGCTCCAACGGTGAGAGTTAATGGGTAAGATAAAATTCGGCAAACACGAAAACGCTCTTTCGGGGATAGATGGGCTTGCCGTTGCAATTGTAGTACAAGCCACCGAAGATTGGCGGGCGTTATGCAAAGGTGGCGAAGAAACGAGCGAGTGCAATTTCATTGAGCTTGAGTGTTTCTTTGAGAATGAAGCAATAGGCTATCTTGAGGGAACAAATACAAGTGTAGAGAGAATACTTAAAATCCTGTTAAGCGAAAAAGCTGAATCGAAATATCTTGAAAAGCGCAGAGCCAAACAAGCCGTTGCACAAGCGAGAAAGCGAAAAAGAATGTTTTATTAAAATGCAACAAGAGCGAATGTTGGCAGGAAAATGAATAATAAGGAGAACTTAAATGGAACTAATAGCATTGCGAATTGTACTTACACTTATTTGCGTTTCGATACTTTTTATAAATATAAGGGTCGTTCCAACAAACAAAATTGAAGCTGTGTTCGGAATTGGGTCAAGTCTCATTCTTGGAGCTTGTTTCGCGGGAATCTGGCTTTGGTTTTAAAGGAATAATAAGCAAAAAGGCGGGAGCATAACACTCTCGCCTTTCTTTATTTTATGTATGCTATTCGGTTGCCGTTTTATTCTTTTGAGTTCCAAAGTAAAACCCCACAACAAGAACAAAAACCGTCATAAATTGGACTGGTGTAATTTCCCCAACAACAGCAAGATACGAAAAAACACCTGTCATTGTGAGTGTGACAATTGACTTTACATCAATCAGTTTTGCAAGTTTTGCAATCATATTTTTACCTCCGTTATTGTTACTTTATATCCCTTAGCTTCAAGTTCTGTTTTGATAGCTTCCGCTTTGGGTTTGTCTTTGAATGAACCGACTTGTGCGATGACACGATAAATTATTTCTGTTGGCTGTGTAGGTGTAGGCGCTGTGACAATAGGCGCATTCACAATATCCGCAAAGGGGAAGTTAATGCCAGGGCAAGCCGTTGCGTTCAGCTGACTGTGTCGTACGATTTTAGCAGTTGGATATTTCGGTTTGAGATACGCAATAAGAGCCTGCCCCGCTTCTTTCTGTACAAGTGGCATTTTCTCAACTTCAAAATTACCCTCAAAGCATATACCGATTGAAACCTCGTTGTAGTTGAGTGTGTGACCGCCCGCTGCGTTTTCCTCTCGTCCGTGGTAGATTGTGCCATCTTTACGGATATAGAAGTTGTAGCCTATTCCACGCCACCCTTTGCGTAAGTGTTCTGCGTGTATTTGTTCAGGCGTGAAGTTTCCTACTGCACCGACGTGATGTAAAACAATGTAATCCGTTTTCTTTCGGACTGTTGCGCCATACGCCCATTTGTAATTAGGCTGAATGATATTCAATGTATCATCTTCTTTCGGTTTTTCCGTTGTGGTTTTGTCGAGCTGAATGTAAACAAAGTTGCTGACTGTGCGTGTTGAGTAAATCGTTTCGGTTGGAGTTATGCACTGGCACGAACCACCGCAGTCATTGATAACACCGATTACACACCCCGCATTGAATAGCTTGTCTTGCGCTTGTTCTATCGTCATTGCGCCATTAGCGTTCGTGGTGCAGAGCACATAAATGTCACCGTTAGCCAAAACACCCCACGCTGTGCGCCCATGCAGATTTCCCATATCGGGGGGATAAATCATGTCAACCTTTTTGCCGTTTGTTATCGCCCAAACACACGAAAAGAAGTTGTCAAGGCTTGGCATATCGGTTGTAAGGGCGTAATGGGGCGGTTGACCGTTCTTCCACCCCATACCCTCATATCCCCATCGGTCATCTGCGAGGACTGAGCCGTTGATTTTAATGTCACAACACGGTTCAAGGTATGTTTTGCTTTTTGGCAAATTATCAAACAGTCCACCGTTGAAAAGGACAACATCTTCCCCAAGCAACGCCTTGACTTGTGCCATTGTGTATCGCGTTTTGCTGTTGTCAAATAGTCCGACTTTTAAAGGCTTGTATGTACCTGTCAACTAATCACCCTCATTCAAGTGGCTGTAATTTCTTTTTGCTTATTCTTGCTTCGGCGGTTGTCACACGAACACCCAAATTTGCAATAGCCGTGCCGTGCTCTGCAATTTCCGTTCCGTGCGTTGCAAGGATTTTTCCGTGGTCGTCTAAGGTGTTTTGAACGCATTTAATGTCGCCCGACACCGAAACTATTGCCGTTCCGATTGTGTCTAACTTTGTATTGACAACACCGCGCCATTCGCCATCGGCAGACACTTTCTTGTCGCGCCCACTTAACCAACCTGTTACGCCGATAATCGCTCCGATTACTCCAACCGCTATTCCTATTAAGGTCGATATATCCATAGTTTGTTTACTCCCCTCTATTTATCATTTTGGCATTGGATTTGCGGCAACAAATGCTTGCGACTTTTTAGACAGCTTGTCAATCGGTATCATTTGCCACGTTGTGAAGATGTCTGTTACGGCGGTAATTTGGTCTGCTGTGTAGCCGTTCATAGAAAGCCATTGAACGAAGTACGCTGCCTTAACCTGTGCCGAACCCGCGCCGTCCTCTGGTTTGACGTATTTTTCGTCAATTGTTTTGTCGATTTTGTCAAACGCTTCCATGATTGCAATTGTCTTTTCCGGAGCAACGCCGTATTGTGCAAGTGCGCCCGTAAACGGATTTTTGTCACTCGGATTGCCGTTCTGAATATTCCACAACTTGCCCTTGTCCTGCTGCGAAAGATTTGTTTGATTGATTGCTTGCGCGGCTTCAATCTGCGTAGTACTGTTGTTGACGTCTATCTTATCTAACTTAATCTTAAAGTCGATAAAGTCCGCAACATCAATTCCTGCCTGTTTTGCCTTATACGCTTTTTCGTAGTCACTCGACTTGTATGTGCCGCCTCTGCTTTCCACTATTTCGCGCTTTGCGGTATCTTCCGCAAAATTGACGGCATAGGTTAGCATGGCGTTCTTTTTGTCGTCGGGCAATGACGTGTATTCTTTGTTTGCCTCTAACTTTTTCAAGGTTGCGGCGGGAACGGTTTTCATCGTTGCGGAGAATTTCTCATATTCGCTTTTTGTGAGGTCGTATTGGTTGTCACCGTATTTAAAACTCCCAACATCTGTTTTGCTATAAATATCAAGCGCAGTTGCATCTGCGGCAGAGGTTTTATATAGTCCGTTTGCACTCGTTGCAATCTCGATACGTTTTTGCCTTAAAGCCTGTTGAAGCGCCGCCCCTGTAAGTGTGGTGTCGATGCCATACCCAGCGAGTGCGGATTTATCTTCTGCGGTAATGCTTCCAACGCCTGCGCGGAGAGATATTTTTGACAGCTCCGACATTTGCGTACTTGCTTTGGAAATTGCGGATTTCATCTTTTCCTCGATGGTGGTTTTGCCCGCGGTTGTGCTGTCGGTGATGTTCTTGTCGGTTGCCGCAGAAGTAATTTTGTCGTAATTGTCGTAAAAGTCCGATACCGCTTGATTACTAAACGAAGAATCGGTCACAAACTGCTTTTTAACTACGCTTCCAACATCACCGCCTTTGGTCGTTGCCGGCAATACAAAATCTGCAATAACACCCACGTATGAGTCGACCAGATAATCCATCTGCTTGGGTGAAATATCAACGCCCGCCCCATGAGCATATTTTGCAATAAACTTTGTGATTTCGCTTGTTTTTTCGTCGTACTGCAAATACTTAGACCGTCCGTCTTGTATCATGCTCTGCGGAACAATCGAACCACCCATAAAATTCTTGTTTGAGCCAAATGCGATTTTCAGAGCAGGAGTAGCGATATTGCTTGTTATCGGATTTGCAGGAGCGAAACTTGAAGCAAGGCTTGTACCATAACCTTTGAACGCATTATCTTCGCCTTGCGCAGCTCTCATTATTCTTTCTACAAGTGCGCCCATAAGTACACCGATTTCTCTCGCTCTTGGGATTTTGATAAACTCGCCGTTTCCAGATATTCCATCACCATGTCCAGAACCTATAGGTATACAATAATAACTGTCTTTGGTGAAGTTGGTTAACTCGTCGTAGTCCTCGTCGTCCTTATTAATCCAAGCCAGTAACAACGTAGGCGCAGTAATTGATATACCACCGCGAATAAGCATTGTTGCTAGTTTGCGAGGGCTATTAACGCTACGCACAAATTTGTCAAGTCCCTGTACTCCTGCGTTAAGGTATGCAACTCCGTTTCTGTCGAGAGCCTTTGTAACGTCGCCGCCTCTTGCAAAGTTGACAGTTACGTTATTGGAAGCATCGAGAGCTTTTTGAACATCACCAGTTCTGTTGAAAACTCTGTTAAACTCTGCAACTCTTGGCGCAGCCTCTGTGATGTTGTTAAACTTCTCAACGGTTTCAATTGGATGAAGTACGGCTTTTGTTGTTTCGGTTACGGCTTTACCCAACACGTTTGTTCCGAGAGTGTCAGACATTTTGTTAATCAGCGTGTCGCGCTTTCCGACTTTGGTTAGGTCAACGGCCGCCTTTTCAACATTTCCGGAATTGAAGAAGTTAGACATACCGCCGCCGACAGCTTGATAGCGCCGATAATTCAGACTGTTTGTCGCGACGTCTTTGCCCGCCTTTAACAAGCCGCCCGCAAACTTAAAGGGATTGCCCTCGCTTCCATAGGCGTAAGCGGTTGGAATATCCCTTGATATATTTCGAACCGCAAAGAACGGGTTTTTCTGCGTGATAAGATTTTTGAATCCTTGTGTTAAATTGGAAACAATAGGAATTGTCGTTGTGTTCTTAGGCAATCCCATCAACGCCTCCAAGAATGGTCTGTCGTTGATTTTGAGATATACCCTTTCTCCGTTTTCAAGAACGCTGACAATGTTATTTGTCATATGTCCTGCAACAGATTCTTTGCTTACGATTTCGGCATACTTTTTTAATCCCTCTGGATTTTTGCGAATGGAGTTCAGCATTTCTTGCCCAACTGCGTTATATCGAGCTGATTTAATCCGCATATTGACAAGGCTCATAATGTTTTCAACGGGATTGTTTAAATCTCTATCAGAACCAGTTGCTTTTTTAATTGGACTTTTTGGGTCAACGAACTGTCTTGTGACTTCTCTCGGTAAGCCCGTTTCCATATCGCTAAACTCGCGCTGTGTTGGAAAATAGCTCTTGTACTTTTCACGCAGTGAGGCATAACCGTCTTTTCCGATTAGCCCAGAATCAACCCCCCACGCTGTTTCAAACTTATCAATCCAGTTAACAACATCATCGCCGATTGTTTTATAGCTTGGATTTGCAGATTCAACATTTTGAACGTATTTCTGTGACATTTCAGAGGTATATGTAGGGTCGACATTGTTACCCTCTCTTGCGCGGTCGATGTTATGCCTTTGCGCCATATACTTCCAAAAGTCGGTTTCTTTGCCTTTTGGTATTTCTTCGACAACGCTTTTTAAAGATTTGTCGATTACGTTGCCTTTCATATCAACTAGATTTTCCGTGAAAACATAGTTGACAATACCGCCCGCATTACGAGTGTTCGAGGCAATAATTCCCGAATTGTCCTTAGCGTCCTTTGAAAATCTATCAGCTATTGGGCTTTGCGTGTCAACAACGCGAGCATAAGCGTTAGACAGCTTATCGGTGAGTGATGTTTTCGCCTTTTTTCCGTCCATTGCAACGCCAATACCCATTTCGGGTAGATTGTTCAAGTCAACTGTTTTAGGTGTAATATTGTTTGCTTGATTTGCAACATTTTTGTAAGTTTCGGTTAGAATGTTGTCGCTATTAGATTTGCTATCCGCAAGAGAAATATTTGTAGATTTCGCTTCTGGCACATTCCGTTGCGTTTTAAGCGGTGTTATAGTTTCAGAGGGTAACTTGACCTCATTTGCCGTAGAATTGATTGTAGGCGATCGTGTGAGCTGTTGTGCTATGTTCTGCGTTGGTTTGACAAGATTCGGCGCAATAGTATTCTGCACATTTGGAGCTGTGTTCTGCACGTTATTTGCTC